GTTGAGCGGTATTACGGCCTCTGGGCCTCGCTCACCGATCATTGCAAGCGTTGGAGATGTTACTATCCCGCCTGCCGCCAAACTCGGTATTTCTGGAATGTTGAGAGACCAACCCTTCCCGCCGATCTTAGGAACCCACTTCGGTACTTCGATCTTGATCTTATTAGCTCCTCGGATCATTAGATTTAATGCGCCGATCAGGAGGTTGACGTAACCCTTAATTCCGTCCACGACCAGGCTGACCGTCGCTTTCATCCCGTTCCAGATCGTGTCCCAATTGTCTCTAAGAAGCCTCAGCCCCTTAATCAACGAACCGCCAGGGAGAAGCCACCCGAACGGCCCATCAATCACGCCCTCTATGAAATCAACGACCGGCTCAAAGACTCGCTTTATCGTACTCCATGCCGTATCCCATACCTTAGAGAATGCGGCGGTGATTTTGTCCCAGTTCTTAATAGCCAGAATTATCCCTGCAATTGCGGCTACTATTCCGATAATAATCAGCCCTATAGGCCCCATAGCAATATTCAGTGCAGTCATTGCCGCAGTCTGGAGCCAGGTCGCCGCCGTTAATAATGTCTGGGACGCCGCCATTGCCGAGATGCCGGTAGCAATCGCCGGAGCCATGATTACAATAGGTCCGAGCTTCGTTGCAAATTCCCCAATTGGAACCATTGCCTCTTTCGCTCGGTTCTTCATGATGTCAAACTTGTCCGACATCGTCAGGGTAGATGCGGCCATTTCGGCAACCTTGCCGTCCCCTGCCTCCATTGCCGTAACCATCTCATCCAACGAGAATACACCCTTATTGATAGCGTCAACGAACCTGACTCCTGCTCCTGCCCCGAACGCATCCGTAGCAATCGCCATTGCCTCGCTTTGGCTCTCGGCGTTCTCAATGTTGTTAATCATATCCATCAGGCCGCCACGGATATCTTCGACACCCTCATCAGCCAACTTCTTAATAGCCGTGTTAAGACCTGGCATCATCTTTGATGCTGACAGCCCTGCCGCTTCCATGTTGGCAACCAAAGCGGTAGCCTCATCGACATTCAAGCCCATTGCATTTAGTTGAGGGCCAAATTTAATGACAGTGTCGGCAAGTTTGGTCATCGGTACACCAACCGCCTGAGATGCGACCATCAACCTATCAAGCGATATTTCTGCACCACCTGTATCCTCACCGAAGGCGATCAGGCTGTCCGTCACCGCCTTAATTAGCGGGTTGACATCCTCGCCCATTACCCTCGAAGCATCGAGGAAAGATTTTGTTACCGCTTCAAGCTCCTCGCCTTCCAGCCCAAGTTCCGTATTAACATCAGCTATCGCAGAGGACACCGTTGCCGAATCCTGCGGGACAGTGGCCCAAACATCCCTGAACGACTGCGTCAGCCCTTCAAGCTGTTCGCCGGTAGCTCCGGTTCCTGCCGCTATGGTGTTGGTTGCTTCCTGGTATTCCTGCCCCAATTTAGCCGCCGCCCCTGCCGCTAATGTCAATCCACCGGCAGCCACTGCAACGCCCTTCATGGCTGTCTGGAATTTGGCTCCCATGCCCTTGACGCTCTTTTCAGCCTTCTTCGTGTCGGCGTCAACCGAAATTGAGATTGTATTAGCCACTCTGGTCTTCCTCCACCTTGCCCTGGCTCACAATATCCAACATCCGCAACACCCCAACGTCCTCGTTCATTATCTGGGACGGCAGGCAATTATAACGCTGACAGAGACCATCAACGATTTCTGCCATTTGCAGGTCCCACGGCTTCTCCACTGAAGTGCCGTCCCTGTTCGTCCCGCCTCGAACAGCCTTCCACTTAGCTATGCCGAGGCTGAGACTTCCCCCGCTGTCGTTGCCGCCTCTGTCCAAGAACCCAGAATCTTTGTCGCCAGTGCCGGCGGTAAAGACAGGAATCCCGAAGCGTCAGCGGGTAAAACTGTTCCGTCTTCATCCGTCATATTCCAACTATGTAGGATTTCATCCCCGAACATAGAAAACGCCGACCTCAGATCGCTTGGATTGGCATCGCCCGCACCGGCCAGGGACTGAAGGTCAAGGAAGGTTCTGAGGTCCACATCGAGACGAGCCTCAACGTGCAGTCCCTCATATTCTATTTCCTCGAACTCCAGAATCGCCCTGCGGCGTTGGATCACATACGGCTTAATCCCGTTAGTAGCAACTACCATCAGACTGTGGTCCAGACGGGAACAGTGCCGTCGGCCAGATTCAAGCCTGCTGAAAACCCCAACGCTCCATCCGTTCCTCTGGTGATGTTGTACGAGGCTACCTGCATCTCCATCGCCAGTTTGGGATTGCTCGATGAATTGCCTCCGACCCTGAGATCAAAAGTCCTCGTCCCTGTCCGAGTCTTGAATACATCATGACTCCTATTGCTTGCGGCATTGAATATCCCCGTGATAGTTACGTCGGAATCAGACATCCCCGTGATGCGCTCCCTTGCGCTCTTATCTAATCCTGTCGTCTCTATAAGCTCCTGGGCGATATTGATCCCGTAGTCCGTCAAATCATTACTTATGTCCCGTGCCGTCCCGCCACTGTCGTCTATCGCAAGGTAGTCGCCTAAACCTGTTTGCTTTGCCATCGGTTGGCCTCCTTATGACCTACTGAATCCCACTACTATTTTTGCGTTACTAAATGTGCCAGTTGTTGTCACTTTTATATACCGCTGAACTGTTCCTTCCATCGTTAATCTTTCCGCTGACGGAGCCGCCGCCGCCGCCACGGTTGAGAACGTCATAAAGTTGGAGTATGAACCACCGCTAGAGGTAGATTCCTGAAGGTTTACCGTGACACTACCAGAATCAAGGCTTAACAGTTGACAATAACCAGTACCGCCATTAGAGGATGACGCCCCACTATCCACAACCGTTCCCGATCCAGCCGAGGAATGGGTGTCGTCGTGGGCCGTCAGCATCTCCCCAAACTCTGCCGCAGAACCGTTGGCACTGAACACCGCACTGGCCGACATCGCTGACCCTGGCGCACGGGTTACGTTGTATGTCCCCTGCTTCGATGCAAGCCCGACAAACTGATCACCTACCGCCGACCCCATCGGAATCAAAACGTCCTGGTCGGCTGTCGGGAGCTTGCCTGAATTCGACGTCCAGACGGCGTGCTGTCTAGATGCGGCATTATCAAACCACGCATCCACTGATATTTCAGAATCAACAATCCCGACGATTCGCTTCTTGGCCGACACATCGAGAGTCGTCACATCCAGAAGTTCGTTGGTGTAGCCCAACGACGACAAAGAGTTGGCGTCACCTGACAGGTCGTACCCCTCGACATATAGACGGACGTTCAGTCCATTTACTTTGGCCATATATATACTTCTCCTGTTATCGTTGCTCTACGGCAATCCTTGGGCGATTACGGAGTGATCCCGACCTCGCCCATCAGTTGCATTTCATAAGATACTGATACGGTACGAAACACCCCTCCGCTCATTGTTGTATATCCGACCGAAGCAGGACCGACGGATGAGTCGGTTACGTTGCCACCCAGATCGGCATCAGATCGTAACTGCGTGTCGATCTGCACCATTGCGTCCCAGACTTCCTCTTCAATACTCTCCCTGACGTCGGGCGTGTCTTGCATACGAAAATATGCCCGAATCTGGACGGTAACTCTTGATCCGATGTCTCCCAGTGTTTGGAAATCGTTAGTCCTCCCCGTAAGCCAGAATGCTAAAACCGGACTTCCTGCGATGGCCAGAGGCTCACCCCTGTACACAGCCACGAATGCAGGGTCGGAAATAGCAGACAGCAACGTGTCTATTTGTGCCAAAGCTCCTGATCGACTCAATCGAACGCCTCCACAATCCCGCCTGCCAGATAGTCTTCGTACAATTGCGGATTGTTATCCAGTCGATCTTCGACCTTCCGAAACATGTGATAGCCTGGGAATCCTGGCCTGGGACGATTACGGTCATCGTTCCCCTCAACCCATTCGGCATAGATCAAATTCCTGCGACCCAACTGCTCACCCGCCGCAATTAACGCTACGCCGTCCCTAATCAGGGCGGCCCCTACATGATTCCTCAAGTTGCCGGTTATTCGACCATGCCCTGGCACTAGTTGCTCTTTAACCTTGTTCGATCCTTCAATAGTGGCAAGGTCGAAAAGGCCACGGTTGACTGCCTCGGTAAAACCCAATCTGATTTGTTGGTCCGATTCAAATAGAGGACCCTTCAATTCGACATTGATAGTTTTGGTTGCCATTAAAAGATTGTCCCGTTACTGGTCGCCGCTACCCTGTATTGATCCAGTGACCCTAGAACCGACTGAATCTCTCCCTCGGCTGACGTTATCGCAGCCTCGCCGGAACCGATGGAAGTAGTAGTGCCGAGGTCCCGATCTCTAAATACAATCTTGGACAGGTCCAGACACGCTTGAACAACAAGCTCTGGATAGATATACCTGTATACAGTTGCGCCGCCGCTGTGCGTCGCTCCAGTCGTGCCGTTGACGCCTCGCTCTGCCGTAATGGTGTTCCCAGAAATAGCCGTGATATATAACTGTTCTGAATCGACAAGGATTGTCTGGGCCGGCCCCAGGTCAGCCGCAGAGGTTACCGATACAGATGTCGCCGTAGTGGAGGATACGGCATCAGAGGTTGTGACACTGCCAGTATCGGCAGTGTAACCCCATGAACCGAGAATCGAGAGTGTCTGTTGTCCACCGTCAAGACCTTTGGCCGTGTCCTCGTTTAATTTCAATATAGTTTTAGGCGTGAAGTTGTACGGCATCAGGAAGAAGTCGTTTGCGTGCCCCTCGGTCAATGTCTCCGAGGTTGAACGGTCAGTCGCCCCGTAAGCCGTGACCGTTGTAGGACTGATGAGCCACCCGTCCAACGGGAGGACCCCAGACGACGAGACCCTGGAAACCATGTCGTCCGTCAGTGTTAGCATTTGATATTGCGAGGACTGACGGAGGGAAGAACTGCCGACGTCATAATACCTGGTCTGCGTCTGAGGTCCGAACGTCCCTCCTCCGCAGTAATCCTCTATCCGACGACTTGCCGCTTCCAAGATGCGGCGAATAGCGTTAGCGTCAGACGTCCAACCGGACGAATAACTTGTGCCGGCCAGATAATCCCGCAGGTCGTCAGCCGTGGCGTATGTATGTCTGACGGCCACTACTTATTCTCCTCGGTTGTCTTCGCCTTGTTCTGCGGCTTTGCTGCCATCTTCTCGAAGTACTCGCCGTATCGTTTCAGTGTTGCGGCAGGAACGTCATAAACCTTGCCGGATTCGTATACCTCGCCAGTCGCTCCGAATGTCACGTTTTGAACACACTTTGCTTTCGCCATAGCATCCTTTCTATGAGGGGCGCAGGGTGGGCTAAGGGGACCGTTCGGCATCGGTCCTCAATCCCTGCGCCCCTGAATAGGGAGGTTAGGGGAGTTTAATCCCCTGCTCTCCTACCTACCGCACTATGCGGCTCTTGAAATCTTGAACGCATCAGTTAGCCCGACCTGCCCGTCTCCACGCCTGGAAGCGAAAATGCCGATTTGATCCGATTCCATAAATAAACTGTCATTCCTTCTGATTGAAAAACCGACCCTATCGAAAATGTAGTACTGCTTGAAGTCTCCGAAGATGGCGATCTTCTCCGTACTAGTGATGGTTGCACCCAGGCCACTAACGACATCGGTATCTACCACAGGCCTGCCCAGGATGAACGCCGACGGTGAAGTCGTGATGTCCTTAATCCCCGTGACACCATTCCCAGTCACCTGGATTTGGTTGATCAGGGAGTTTATTGCCGACTTCATTACCCAAGTTGCATTGGCTCGGAACTGGGCGTTCAGTGCGTAGTGCGTACCGATTAGGTCAGCCACTACGACCGAAGTAGACCCTGCCATTGTGTAGAAAGCCACATCAGAATCCGACATTATCCCAGCGTACTGCGTGGTATCGTTGCCGCTGATAATACCAACGTCCTCAAACCGTCCCGCAGTCTCCTGGAATATCTGCGTCAATAAGGCTGGCAGGTTCACTGCCGAGTCTTCCAGAAGTTCACGGGTCACCTTTATCAGACCGCCAGACTTCTCTAGTGAGAATGCAACCTGGCCAACCGTAGGAGTCTGGTCGGAATAAGTTGCCTCCTCTGCAATCGCCGCCCAAGTCGCACTGCCCATTGTCGGGACGTAGCCGTCCTTAGAACTAACACGGATAACCGTGCAGAGTGGGCGTAGCTGAGACCCTGGTACTCCTGGGTCGTGTATGGTCTGGTTAATGAACTGTTCAGGCACGAAGAACCCGCCTTCTGCATCTGTCAATTCTGTTAACCCTAGATAAAATTCTCTAGGTGGCTAATCATTTCTGTTAGCCTCTCATGGTTTCCCATGAGTTCGGACTATCTCATCAACTCCGTAGAGTTGTCGGATACTCTGGCGTATTATGTGTCAAGATTGTGACACCCCGCCTAGTCTCTGAACCTTCCTCGGACACTTCCGAGGCTCGGCTGCTGATCACCTTATCGGTTTGACTTAGGCTTCCAGCAATTCTTCCGATTATCATTACATCGTCACCGATGTAAGGGACACTAATTTATCCTCTTGCATTGCCTTCACTTCGTCTGTACTGGCCGTCTTCCAGAATATATCGTCTGAGGGTGATCGTAACCACTTCACAAACGTGTCGGTCTGGAATTGTGCTTCCTCTTTCTGGGTATGCCCCATCTGCTCCTGCACCCAAGTCGGTTGTGCGGAAGCGGGCATCCCTTTGACCCACGATGATGGCTTATAGGAAGCCTTATTACGTGCGCCGCTGTCGCTTGGATCGTATGTTGCAACGTCCTTGTCAGCTATCGGAACCTGGTTGACAGGGGTCTGAAACTCGCCCTGCAATTTCTTTAGCTGGGACGCTGCCTGGTCAATCTTGTCGGCCTGTTCCATCTTGGCC